GTTCAACAGCTTCAGGTGTAGCGGGATTATTCATTGTTAGTACAGCTTTTATAACTCTACCTGTATGTGATCTAGCATACTTTTGTGCCTCATCAAAACTTTTAGTAAAATAAAAACCAATATGTCCAGATGGAACATGAGAGAACTTTGAAAAAGTTGCATCAGTTCCATGATAGTATATGTCAGATGATTCTATTAATTCATAAATTTTCATTTTGCGCTTATTGTGTTGGTCTTGTATACTGTGATCTTGGTATTTGTTGGAACTTAGTAAATTGGCCTTTATCATTTTTGATATTTGAACCGATGGCATTAATTCTACCTTTTCCTCGCATATCGGTAGCTATTTGAGTACCGTTATTAAAGCTATTACTAGGAGTTTGTTGTCTAACATTTTGATTATGTTTTTTCTCCCATGAAAACCCAGCTTTATGACCGGAGCAATCTTGGGTACATTTTGATCCATGGAAAGATAATTCAGCAATAATTTCTTCGTCTATTTGTTTTAGAGTTTCTTGAATAGATAGTTCGTACATTTTGGTGTCGAAGTCACCGTAGACTGGATCTTTAAGGAACACTAAGCTGCCGACTTGAATAACGCGAGAACCTGATTCTACTGGTCTATGGATTTTGTGGTTACCGATTTGTGTTGTTTTTCTATCGTAAAAATAGGAATGGCGTTCTGGGTCCATACCAATTTGAATCCATTGTGGATTTTTTGATTTTGAAGACGCAAGTGCTTGTTCTGCTTCTGCACGTGCTTGTGCTGGAGTAGCTTCTTCCCATTTACCTTTAATTGTAGCGATAGGTGTTTTATCTTGTACTTCACCTTTAGCGTTCATATTTCTAGCAATATAGTGTGCGCTTTTTTCTGGGAGTCTAAAGGATATATCGTTAGCGATAGCGGTTGCTCTATATGCAAGAGGAGAACTAACACCTGGGCCGTGAACTGCAACCACCCATGTACCGCTAGAGGTATAAGCTGGGATATCTAATCGTAGTTCTACTGGAGCACCGTCTGGAATTTGATTGCCTACTTTATTAAGTTTATCTGGGTCTCTAGCGTCGGGGCGTAGATATTGTTTGATAGTTTCATCATCTGCGGAATCTGGAAGGGCATCATATGATGAAACTGGTTTATGTTTATTTACTAATCGTTGATATTCATATCTATCTATCTCTCCTGCAGCCAATTTATCAGAAGCAGCGGTTAATTGCGGGATGCGTTTAGTGACTGATTTATAATCAAGATTTTTGCGATCTGGTGCTTGATATGTATCAGAATCTTGCTCTGGTGGCCAATCTGGAACAGGACCACGCAATTTTTTGTTGCGTGGTTTTGTGGTATTGATATCTATATTTTCTGATAGTAGTTCATTCATTTTCATACTACTATTTATCATAATATATTAGGAAGAAAGTTTTGTGTTCAGGTTTTTTGAAACCTATGGTAAGGTTATCTCTGGTTTTGACATAGGCCCAATCTTGCATATGTATTCCGATATGTTGATTGAGCCATTGTTCTAATGTATATAAATCAGTAAGCCATGTTGATGGTTTATTTATATCTGTTTTAGGCAGATATATTTTTGCTTTATATATAAATTCATTATTATTCATTACTAGGAAGGTTATTAATAAGATCTCTTAGTCTAGAACTTTGCACATCAGCTTTTATTTTAGGAGCATCATTGCCATCATTTGGTTCAACGAATGCTCTACTTTTAATACTATTAAGGAGTGCTGATCCAGTAGATTGTGTGCCACTCATATTACCTAATTCCATATCTTCTGTATCGGTAATTCTAAGTGAATCGATATTAAAATCTAAATCTATTTTTTGACCTACACCAGAAGAGCTTCTAGTTTTCATAAGTTGGATTTGATATTTACCACGTTCGCGCATTGCTCTAGAAGTAAAGATACCAAATACATTATCAGCTGTTTGTATTTTAGAAAGTCCACCTGATATATGAGAGTGGTCAAATTCTACTTCATCAACTGCACAATTATGAGTGAGAATTTCGTTTGCATAAAACAATTTGTCGCCACTTACGTTTATATCTATAGTATCTTCCATACCAACATATGTAATTGATACTATTTCATCCCATTCATTTATTTGTTCATTAAAAATTGTATGCATTTTATTAATTCCTTTTCTTTATTATTGTTGTAATCGTTTTCCCAAATAACCAATACATCATATCCAAGTTTATTAAAATATTTGTATCTGTTATTGTCTAGTTCTTGTAGTTTAGCAGCAGTTAAATGTTTTTGAAATGGGTGTGGACAATCTTCATCTAAAAATAACGCAGGATTGCCATGAAAAACATCTCCATTAAATTCTATAATCTTTCCATTATAAAATAAATCTGGACATATCAATGCCTGAGTTATAAATTCATTTGGTTTAACTGCCCATTTTAGTTCATTTGGCCCGTAATATTGCAAATCTAATATAATGTCTTTTATAGAGTTAAAAAATGCATAACTCATTTCAGAATAATAAATGTACGTTTTTTTGCTAGCTACTATTTTCATTTTATTCTTATGATTGTTATATTGAATAACACCGTTTATATCCCCATATTTTTTTATAAAATACTCAATACTGCTGTGGTCTTTGCTGTTCCTGCATAAGATTGGTCCATCTATCGGGCCATATTGGTCTATGTAATATGCCTTTGATACTTTATACCGTTGTGAATTTATTTTTTTATAATATATATCACTACCCTTTATATCACCATACAACTTTTTATAATATTCAAGCGTATATTTTGGGTAGATATGACCAGCTTCACGTTTATTTTGATATGCTATCTTTCTATTTTTTAAATAGTCGTTCCATTTTTGTGTGCCAAGTTCTATTCCATGTCGTTCAATATATACTTCGATACATGCACTTCTTTTATGTTTAATTTTATTTGCTAATTCTTCACCAAAGGTTCTTATTAATCTTTCATTAGTAACTGTAGTATCTTTCACTTTTTTATTAAAAAGTTCCATCCCTAAAGATTCACCAAATCTAGTTATATATGATTTTATACTTGACGAATCTCTACCCAATAATAGTATTTTATCATAGTTTCTAACTAATACTTCTAATGGGTAATTATATTTTGTATATTGTTGTATTTTGCTAATTAACCATTGGCGTTTATGTTCTTCAAATTCTATTGTGTTGATCATATCAATTTGATGCTGAGATAAATTTAATTTATGTAATGCTTTAGAACTAGTATATATAGTATTCATATGTTGTTTCCTTAAATACTATTATTATCACTGCGACACAAACTATACATTTTTTATTTTTTTATTATTAGTTTATCGCCTATCTTTAACCCTGTTTCAAGTGTTTGTAATCCGGTAAAAGTTGGAAATTTGTGTTTTGCACTACATTTTATTTTTTTACCAGATTTAGTAGTAATTTCAAACACCGGTTGTTTTACAATTGGTAATACCTCCAATACTTGAACACATTCTGTGTTAGCCGTTATAAAATCCCCTACTTTTATATTACTGATGGGAGTTAATATGCCATTAACTTCCACTATTGTAGATAAAGAAAGACATCTGTTTAACTGTGAAGCGGTAACAAAGATACAATTTTTTTCAACTGCTAAATTTCTAAGTTCTTCTGAAACGTATTTGTCTTTAATGAATAAGTCAGCAGGTGATATTTTTTTACTGATTGGCATTAGTAAATCCAGGTAATCTACTAGAAGAACATCTACTTTTCTACCTGTTTTTACTTCAAATTCTTTAAGATAAGAACGTATATCATTAGAAGTTTTACCGGAAGCCATGTATTTTACTTGTAATGATCCAGCTTTTTTGCCAATCATTTTGACTTTCATTTCTACATCGTCTATGTTCTTGAATACATCTCTGGTTGGGATACCGGTCATCATAGAATCTATACGCATAGATACTAGTTCTTCAGAAAGTTCTAGAGTAAGGTAGATTACATTAAGTCCTTGTAATGCCCAGTTAACTCCTAGATTAGCTAGGAATAATGATTTACCAGCACCAGACCCACCAGCAAAGATATTAAGTTCACCTCTATTCATACCTCCGAATAGTTTTTCGTCTACTGCTTTCCAACCAGTAGATAGTTGTCCATTTTTATCTTTGATTTTAGATAGACGTGCACGTGGGTTAGCAAAGTAATCTGTACCCATATCTTTTTGCAACCCGATTTGTACAGCTTTTTTAATTTTATCTTCTACTGAGCCATAGTCGCCTTTTTCTAGCATATCGGCAGATTCTAGGATAGCTCGTTCTAGACCTTTATGTCTTGTAAATGTTTCAAATTCGACTAATAGCCAATCAAAGTTTTGTTCTTTTAGATTTTCTGGTTGTTTAAAAGATGAGTTGGTAGCGGCATTTACTATTTCATAGGTTGGTAATACATTAAATGTTTCCACATATGTATTGATAAATTCTGCTGGTTCTTGCAATTTTCTATCAAATAGTGCATGATCAAATATTGATTGACATCTAACAAATGTTTCTGCATCTGCCAACATCATTTCCAAATATAATTTTTGGATGTTCAAATCGTAGTTGTAATTTTGTTTCATATTTAATCCTTTAAATTTGTTCCTAACATCCTTGTTAGGTTTTAAACCATTGTTTTTCTCGTAGTTGTATTTTAAGAGAATTGGTTTGTTTTGCTTTTACTATTAAGTAAAGTGTAGCTAATCGGCCAAGTTTAACTACGGCGTCATTGATATCTTTTATACCATCTGGGAAGTCTGGCATACTAACTGACCAGCCATATTCCAATGCTTGATGAACTACTTTCTGACCAGCTTTATCTTTATCTGGTACTAGAACTATTTCTTTATGAATAGTTTGAAGTAGGAAGTTTTGTTGTTCTTTTATTTCCGATCCTAGTAAAGCACATCCATCGATGCTTATTGCATCTAGTGGTCCTTCACATACTATGACAATTTTTCTGTCATCAAATTGTTTATCAATATTGAATACATAACCAGGTTGTTGTTCAGATAGGTATCTAGTTTTATCTTCATTGACTGCTCTAGCGGTATACCCTACTATATTATTTTTATAGTAGAATGGTATTATTAATCTATTATTAAAACCTGTTTTTGGAGTCCAATGGAAGTTGTAATCTTCTAGGTATAGTCCTCTAGAATGGATATAACTTAATACTGGTAACAATTTATCAGGGACATCCTTAATAAAGTTTGTTATTGGTTCTGCATCTAATGGTAGTGCTCTATTATTAAATGTTGGTAATAGTTGTATAGATGTATTAGTAGTATATTCATTAAGAAGTTTAATTGCTTCAAAACTAAGTTTATTAATGACGTTATCTGGTATACTCAGATAACGCATAAATTGTTTCATATTTTTACTAAGTTGTCTACCTGGTTGCCAACTTGCTTTAAATCCACAATGGAAACATGAATAACTTATCGCATTACCTTCATTTATTATTAATCCTCCACGATTTCTGTTATCTGCACAGCAGACTGCGTTAAAGCTAATCCAACCGCTAG